CGATGAAAACAAAGCGAAGAGGATGCTTGACGAGTTTTTCGTTGAAGGGGAAGTAACTCTTAGTGAGTGGAATTTGATTGCGAAGGGTAAGGTTAAACCAAAGAGAGAGGCGGATGCAGATGCAAAGGTTTCACATGCGCAAACGATAATGTTCTTGAGGAATTCCAGTACTAATGGGATGTATTCTGCCATTATGCGTCGTGTCAAGTTGTGTGTTGATGAATGTTTGCGTGACAATATAAAGCTCAATCCACAGTGGAGTTCGGTCGAGAGTGAGGACTGGTACAATTCTCAAGACCCGAAGAGGAGATCTTATGCGTCGACGTACAGTTATTCTATTGATTCGTCTGATTACGATCGAAGTCAGGAGCATCCTGCATTGGCGGTTGAAATGGAGTTTCATCGTCGCTTGGGTTTGAATGGTGATAGGTTCAAGATTTGGGAGCAGGCTCAAGGGTTGAAGAGGGCTTCGTGTGCCGCCTTTGGAATTCTTATGTCCACGGTTCTTGGAGGTATTTCTGGTGATTGGAAGACTTTGTATCGCAATGGGGTGATACAATTGGCAGCTACTGTTGTTTCTGGTGACCTCTCTCGTGATGACATAGTTTCGCTTGAGGTTAAAGGTGATGATGTTGACCTTGAGACGTCACGCCCGGTTCGCGTTGAAACAGCTGTTGAAAGGATGAGCTTGACTTTTAATTTGGCGTCAAAGTTCAACACAAATAATGTCAGGTACTTCTGTAAGGCTTTCCGAATCAAGGTTTGTGGACGCTGGTTGGAGGTTGCGGATCCTTGGGCGAGGGTTCAATCTTTGTGTACACCTGTTGTGATGGACAACGCGAAGGTCAATTTGATTGAGAGGTGGGAGTCTTTGAGGTCGGATTTGCGTCATTATGATAATGAGATAGTGATTGAGGCCGTTGCTCAGGCTACTATGTGTCATTATGGTTTAAAGAATCCTCCATATGGTTTGTGTCGTGCTCTTTCTCGTATGGCGAGGGATAGGTCGGCTTATATGGGTTTTTTTTTACCCACCGGAAGTTGTTAGTTGATTTCCGCGGCTTTATGGGTCGATCTCGCTTAGGCAGAGATTCTCATTGTGCTTGCGAGTGCGTGAATGATTCGAAAAAGGTAATGTCGTGTTTGGCATTTTTTAAAATAAAAACAAAACAAAAAAAACAAACGAGTAAATTGATCATTTACAGGAAGATTAGATTATTCATATACAGGGCCTTTTGAACTAGTATGTGTCTTATGGCAAGGATTTTTCCTATTGTTTCGTGATTTTCGCTACTATTTTTGTGTAGTTTTTCCACAGAGGTCTCTACAGAGTTTCTTAACACTCCTACAG